ACGGGCTTCAAGATCAAGTCCTTCTATTTTGATGTTGACTTCGTCTTTTATAGTAATAGTCGCTGTTTTCATATTTGTTAATTGTACAGGACTTTTTAAACAAAGTCAAGAAAAATATTTGGCCATTTCTGGAAAGGTGTCAGTAAAGCTTGTATTCCGGTATTGGTCGTGTTGTTGTGTTCGTTGTACAAACTCAGCAAAGTGTTCACTGTCGTCAACATTGGCCAACATCCTGGCCCAGGTGCGTGTGTCAAGATACGGGCTCTTGGACAGCTTTGATATTATATACTGTTTGGCTTCGCCGGACCATACTGATGCTCTAAAATGCTGGGGCAAGTGCACTCGTCCCAGCCAAGGTTTTGGCAATCCTATATCATTGCACCATTTGAAAAACTCTGGCAAGTAGGCTATGTTAAATGCACTCACTGTCTTTGACACACTGAGTTTAATATTGTCAATGCGCCGTGCATGTTCCACATACTGTTTGACGTTTTCCACAGTGCTCTGCCACACTGCCGGAAATCTTATGTACTCGTATTGATCACCAACGCCATCAATGCTTAGTTGTAAATCAATTTCTCGAAAATGTGACCAAAGACGCCACCAGTCTGGGCCTGGGAACATAGTAGCGTTAGTGGTGTAGTGCAGACTTACAGTACGTGATTGGCCGCTGTCGATGTATTTCTGTAGAATTTCATGCTGTAAAGGCACTCCACTCAAAAATGGCTCCCCGCCTGGTATGTCAATGTGCACCAGTCCCGGAGCATTTGTAAGAAAGTCGTTGACAAAGCCTTGCTTGTAAAAATGGTTTGGGGGCACATCAATGTTGTAGATTTTTTTGTATTCAGCCTGCCAGCGACTTGATGCCATGGGCCCGCAAGTAATACAAGTTAGATTGCAAGTATTTCCAAATGCTATACTGGCAGTTAAAATTTTTGCCTGCTCTAGATCATAGTCATTGTAGTGCTGTTGCCAGCGTTCATGATCTAGCTGACGTTTGCTTTTTATGTTGTTTTCTTCTTCGATACGGCAACGATCACAACCCTGGGGCCATTTACCTTCAAGGAAATCCTTTTTCACCTGTGCCAATGTGTTGCTGTGTCGATAATCTACTAGAGCATGCGTTTTAATATTATTGGCGTGGTCAGGATACGCTGAATTATTGAACTTGCAACAGGGTGTTATTTCACCCTGGCTGTCAATGTCAATGTTACTCCATGGGGCATAGCAAAAAGTCATTGTTGTAATTGTATGTTCTTCAAGATAACACCACAGTCAAGGTATGTCTGCTGGGGGCAAGGTTTGTATTTCATGCCATGAATATTTCATAATTCCGGCTTGTATAAATTGTGCGACATCGGCTGGAAATTCTCCATAGGTCAAATGAATTGAATTATTGCTCATGGCCAATGGCAAGTCAACTGTTGGAGCAAGTAACACCTGATGATTTTTTGCTATAAAAATCTGATGGTTTCCTATTAGACTAATATTCCAGTCCGATGACCGAATAAACTCATCAACTGCCCAGGTGACCTCGGGCCACATAGAATTCATGTAGTCATCTACACAAATTATGCCATTGCATTTACTTTGAACTTGAAGCAAATCGGTTAACACCTTGTGGTATTTTTTATTTGCATCCAAGTGCACAAACGAATATTGCTGGTGTAATTTTGGTATTCCAATTTGAGTATCCTCAATTCGATAGTCAATTGATAAATTATACTGCTTGATCAATTGCTCAAATGGTTGCTGACTATAGCCTTGACACCAATCGTCGATTATAGTTAAATTTTTAGACAGCTCGTACAAAGTCAATGCACTTCCGCCATACCCAGTGCCACACTCTAGCATGGGTTTTCCTGCAAACTGTTGGGCTAGTTTATAAAACAAATACCAGTCCACACCAGTTTTGCCTGGTTTTGGCACTTGCCCGTCTAGTTGTAATTGTAATAATTTGCTCATGTAAAAACTTTATCAAACTTTGATTGTAATAGTTCAGCTATGACAGATTGACTATTGGGACCAGGGTGCCCTTCGGTGTTGCTTTCTATAAAATCAATTTGGTGATTGTAAAACGGATCGTATAAATTCAACCAATGACTCTCTTGAATGCCACCAAATTTTTCATACGAAGAGTGCATAGTGTCGTACAGTGACTTTGTTTCCGAATCATCTCTATCCTCTGACAACAGTATTTCCCTGGTGAATTCATCTAATTCAGATGGCGTTGCCCACTCAACTTTTTTAAGAAATTGCTGGTGTTTCCACGGTAGACAATAATTTACAAATCCAATCTGACACGAGTATTGTTTTGCAATCTCAATCAATAAATTGCATTTAATTACAAGATCTAAAATATCCCAGTGATAATTGTAATATCGTGTGTTAAATTTTTGTTTTATCTGATCTTTGATAGTTATTGTTTGATTATTTACTAAGTTGATGTCAACAAAGTTATTTGGGAAGGACACATAGGGACTGGAGGTTCGATACAATTCAAATCCATAATTAATATTTGTGCGGGGTATCAGAGACCAGGTCACCATGGCATGAGTAAAATTTCCAGTTCTAATATTGGCGTAGGTTTCGTTAAAAATTTCAGCATTGTCAGCACCAACTATGCTGGTGTTTGTTATATCACACAAGGGAAATTGTGCGTTAATTAGAGACGTGGGCCAAAAAGATCGCATCATCTCTTCATTGGTAAGTCCATACCCGGCACTGGCACTGGAACCTGAGATTAAAAACTTTTTCACTGTGACAGTTCCTGTAGTTTAATTTGTAACTGTTTATAGATGGTCTGATTGGCTTGTTTAGTATAGTGCACAACATCGCCTCGGTTATCTAACCAAAATTTATAAAAATTAATCATACAATCAAATTGGTATAGGTCCGCCCAGTCAAAATGTGTGATGTGCAACACCTTGGAATGCTGGGTTATTTGATCTATTTCTCGACAACAACTACTATGAATAAACTTGTAATAGTCTAGATCAAAAATATGTTTGTAATAACTAACAATGTCTTGAGCAATGGCGACTTGATTTAATTTAGATTCAGCATCGGCAAAAATAATGTCACTGGATCTGTACAAATGGTTGTCGGGGTATAAAGGATTGGATTCACAATGAATCCTATTGGGACTGGTATGACTTATTACAACAAAATCATAATCATCTAAGTCAACTGATTGCAATTTTTTCAATATTTTGTATTGCCCTATGCCAGGAGATGATAGGTTTGTCACTGTGAAATCTTGTTTTAACAGCACAGGCCATCCAAGATCGCCGGACAGTTGTTCCGAAGAAAAACTATCTCCAACAATCAACACTCTTTTTTCCGTCATAGTAGTAATTATGTACTTTTGTCAAGAAGTCAAAAAAAGAGGTACCGGTTTAAGGGTACCTCTAAACAAATCGCCCAGGAGCTAGTCTGATAATGGCGATTTGGTAAACAGTCTAGGCGTGCTCTAATTCAAATACCTGATATCCCGAATAAGGATAGTTTTCTTGTAGCCATTCTACCAGGCCTGGTTCCCAGGGATAGACTATTGTACGGTCTCGATTGGCAATGTATTGTATCATTTTAGTTGTCCCAGGTGTCAAGAAGTATAATGTACCCGACCATGAAAAACAGCCAACCTTGTGCGGTGTTGCCTTGTGAGAAATATTGTAGGCCACTTAGCACATTGATACCACCAATTGTGTATCCAATCTGTTTGCGATACGTACCAAACCAAACTGTAAATTTTTCAAGCATTATTATTTCCTTTACTAATTTAGGCACTCTTCATGCAAGTAGTCTCAGCCATGAGTCTCCACTTTGCAGGGAAGCTTTTAACCAAGTCTGCAATCTTAAGAGCCATACGCAGGCTCATCTCACGCAGGCGAGCTTGGTTGACATTCATGAAGTCAATGATGTCATCTTGTTGCATCTCTGAGAACTCGTAGTCCTGGAACAACACACCATCTCGGGCAATCTGTTTAATGCGCAGGATCTTGTCACGCATGGTGTCAAGTGTCAAGTCCAAGTAGTGACAGCGACTCTGCAATGCATCCAAGTGGTCACGCAATTTTTGTGACTTCATCTTGTCAAACTTCAAGTTAGTGATAAAAATAACACTGCCTCGGAACTCAAAGCTGTCTGGGATGCCTTCGCGGCGCAGAGTACTGCTCTCTGACAGCCATGAAATCTTACGCTTCTTACCTGAGTCCAAGGCACCCTTGAGCAAGTTAAGAGCAACGTCATCTAACAAGATGCTGTCGCAGTCATCAAACACCAACACACAATTGGCGTCACTGTATTTGTACAGTGTTTGGTACAAGCCAATTGGGGTGGCACTGCCTTTGACTACCTCAGCACGTAGACGCTTGCCGGCAATCTTGTCAAACATACAGGCCTTGTCAACTTCGGCTTCTACGCCGTAGCTCTTGCCCACGCCCGGGGGGCCGCTGACAATCATTGCACGGATGTCGCCTGCTGTGGCTGCCTTGGTCATCTCAGTGAGAATCTCAAAACGCTCGCGGATCCGAGTCATTGCTTGTTCTTCAGTTTCTACTGCCACTGATTGTTTAAACTCTACAGTCTTGGTCTGTGCTGTCACAGTGTCTCCTCCAACAATTTCAATATCCTCGATGCCGTCAACACGAACACGCACCACGTCAAACTCGGCGCCAAAATGGCCCTCGCTTTTTACAGTTACAAAGCCGCCGCGGGCGCCTTTTGTAAAATCTTTAACAAGAGTAAACGCAACACCACGCACGTTTTGATTGCGGTAAGTGCCTTTGTGTATTACAACTTGGGTCATTCCTAGCTCCTTTTTAATTTCTATACAAGTATTATAGCAAAAGTTGAATTATTGGTCAACCGGCGCAAACATGCGTGAGCCTTGTGCCACAAAAACCCGATAAGCTTCCAGGGTTTTTTGGGGCTGAGCCAAGGGATTCTTTTGGATGAATGCCAGGGTTTCCGGCAGGGGCATGCCCAAGAATTCTGCTTCTTTTTGCAAGTGTTTGATTGCTGTAGTGATCTGCATATCTGCTCCTTTGTTGCTTACTATGCTTGTATTATAGCAAATGACGTATTTCTGGTCAACCGTTTTTTACATTGTTTTTTGTGTACTTTGATGCGTCAGCACAACATCTAAGGGCGTAAACCGCCCATGATGGCAAAAATGTATACTCAAGTACTGGTTTTAGGGAGCAAAACTGCAAACTCAAGTACTAGTTTTTAGATGAGTTTTCCGTTGTGATCAAACTTGATTGGTTGGCTAAACTCCGGAAAATGTACGCCATGCGGTGCAAGATATTGTGCTATACGCAATAATGATATATTTAGAATCTCCTGAATATCTTCATATTCAAAATCATTCATATACAATATATTAATATTATAATCCAGGTCTTCATCGACATCTACAAAATCATCAGAATCAAGAACTGTACCGTCATCATATTCGATAATCAATGGCTGATATTCTTTAAACTCATTGTATTCTTTTAAATCAAATTTGGTGTGCTCTTTAATCATGCTTGTTCCTTATTAGTTAATATACAAGTATTATAGCAAATGACGTATTTCTGGTCAACCAAATTTTAAACAGTTTGGCCTGCTACAAGGCGTCGAATACGGTGGGCCATGTCTTCGGGGGTGTCGCCTTTGCCTGTGAGCATAAAGGACGTATACTCCACCATGTCGGCACTCTTAAACTCCAGGTCAATGCCCAGGTTCTTAAACACCAGGTTCACTTGCTTGAGAGTCTCAACCACTGTTTCGTGTACAAGGGTACAGGTGTCGTTGTTGATTTCCTCATCGTAGTACTGCAAATCTTCTGCAAGAAATTTGTTGTAGGCACCCTGGTCGTCCATGATACAGAACTTGCCAAAAGCCCGGTTAAGATCAGGGTCCATAAAGTCATCAATGCCTTCACCAATGTCGTTGGTGTCAATGCTGTTAAGACGTTCTTGTTTAGTAAATGTACGCATCTGGGCTCCTTTTGTGTTTGTATGTGTGTATTGTAGCAAATGGTGAATTATTGGTCAACCAGGCAATGTGTTGTTTTTTAGCCACAAAAAAACCCTACAATTTGCAGGGTTTTTGAACAAGCTTGTCTGTGAATTAGCTTGCATAGGTTGGGTTAAGCCTTGGGGGTGACACAAACAAATCAAACTCCAATACATCCCCGTCTTGAATGTCAATGGGCCAATTACCTTCTTCTCCAGGCTCACGCTCAATGAGCCACTCTACTCCGTTAATTCGAATATTTCTTTTTGCATCGTACATACGGGTACCATCAGGGTTGGCGCCAACCGAGGTTATGAAATTGTTTTCAATAGGCACTGTAATGATGTATTCACGATTGACATACTTGATTGAGTCTGGGTGTAATCCATCTTTTGGTGCTGAATACTTGTCAAAAAATTGTTGGTCATCTAATAGAAGAATGTCTTGTTCAAATTCCTCGATTGAAGCTGGTTTGTAGCCAGGCCAAACTGCTTCGGCACGGAGCGCCTTGGTTATGCCGGCTTGTATATGATTCATTGTAATCGCCCACACATTAAGAACACCGCCCTCTCCTAGGCCATTTACTGTGATCTTGACTGGTATAGCATCACCAGCCACAGAGCTGTCTGTTTCCCAGGTACAAACAATGTCTGAATCCTGGTCAAGTATGTCTGGCGTGCGTGGAACTGGTGCCTGTTCGGGCACTGTGCCATTGAACACTTGTGCTCCGTTAAACTCAACAGTGACTGTTGCTGGGGCGGCAGAATCCCCCCAGGCTTTTCCAATTAATCGATTAGTGCGTATAGCCATGGTAATTGTCCTTTATTAGATTTATTTATGCCAGCTCATTTTTAGCGCCAGTGTTTTACAACAAAATCATCATGAATTTTGTCGGGTTTTGGGCGGCCATGAAAAATTACAATTTTCAGACCCGGGGTAACTACAGCGCCAGCGCCGGGACGACGATGTGTGCGTGTCTTCATGTCTAGCCCACCGTTATCAACTTGCCACCGCCAGCTTTGTACTGCTGTGGGATCAATAAATCTTCGGTCAACTAAGTCTATCATCACACTTATATAGTCTTGATCTCCGGGATATTGATCCATGATTTTTTTCATGTCGCTCTGAGAAAACTTCTTCCAAATGTGTTGGAATTTTTGTGTATCCCAAAACATGACACTGGAATTTATCCCAGTCCAATTTGCTCTCCACAGCGATCTAAAATCTTTAATGGTCCAAAAATGATTGGATGATAGACCCAACATCCAATCTAAGTTGTCGACTATTAGCACATCGAGATCAAAATACAGTAGTCTTCCGGGCACATGCACAGGGTTAAACATCTGCATTTTATACCACCAAGCTCGCTTTGGGCCATTAGCTGCCGGCCAGGAATCCAGGGAATGTTTGATCATGTGTGCTGGCACTTCGCGTTCGGCTTCGGTGAACACATGCAATTTTATTGGGTAAGAAAAATTGCGTTGTAACATAGAATACAATTTTTCTACGTAGTCCCAGGAATATTTGTCCCCGTGAATTAAACAAGCACAATCCACTGTGAGTTCTTGATGATGTTGTAATGGCATAAGATTTCATATTTACCATTATCGCAGCCTATAAATATGATTATGAAAATCGTTATAGTAACCGGTGGCTTTGACCCCATACATTCTGGTCATATTTCTTATCTCAATCACGCTGATCATTTGGGTGATTTGTTAGTTGTTGGTTTAAATTCTGATGCGTGGCTTGCTCGTAAAAAAGGTCGTCCGTTTATGACCTGGCGTGAGCGCATGGCAATTTTAGACAATTTACACATGACAGATCATGTCATTGAGTTTGATGACAGCGACGGCACAGCCTGTGATGCTATTCGTCGAGTCAAAGAAATGTTCCCCACAGACGAAATTGTGTTTGCCAACGGCGGAGATAGAACATCTGACAATATTCCTGAAATGGTGTTTGATGATGTGGAGTTTGTATTTGGAGTTGGGGGAGACGACAAAGCCAACTCCAGTTCATGGATACTAGAAGACTGGAAGAAACCCCGAACAACTCGCGCCTGGGGCTACTATCGTGTGTTGCACGAAGTAGGCGCAAATACCAAACTAAAAGAACTCACTGTGTCTCCAAAAACATGCCTGAGTATGCAACGACATGATCAACGTGCCGAGTTTTGGTTTGTGGCCGAAGGCGAGGCTGCTGTCTACACCCTGGACTCGTCAAGTGATCATGATCTAGTAGGACACTACCAGGCCCATGAGCATATTTTTATTGCCCAGGGTGAATGGCACATGTTGTGCAATGAAACTGACCAGCCACTCCGGTTAATAGAAATACAGTACGGCACTAACTGTGTGGAAGAGGACATTGAACGCCGATGAAAGCCATACCAGTTTACATTGGGTACGATCCGAGAGAAGCCATTGCCTTTCACACCTGTGCCAACTCAATCATACGACATGCGTCAAAGCCTGTGTCTATTATTCCTGTGGCATTAAACTTGTTTCGAGACTACGAAGAAACACACACAGATGGCAGCAATCACTTTATCTACACACGTTTTCTAGTACCACACCTGCAAGAATACACAGGCTGGGCAATCTTCATTGATGGTGACATGATTGTGCGTGATGATATTGTAAAGTTATGGGAATTACAGAATCCTTATAACGATGTCATGGTGGTCAAACACGATTACAAAACTTGTATGCCTGTAAAATACCTAGGAGCAAAAAATGAAGACTATCCTCGAAAAAATTGGAGTAGTGTTATTCTGTGGAATTGTAATTCTTTTCCTAACAGGAAACTTACTCCCCAGTTCGTCCAACACGCCACCGGCAGTGAGCTCCACCGCTTCTCGTGGTTAGATGATGACCGCATTGGTGAACTACCTCCTGAATGGAACTGGCTGCCTGATGAATACGGTATCAACCGAGATGCCAAACTATTACACTACACGCTAGGCACGCCTTGTTTTCAAGAGTTTGCTGACACTCCACAAGGCGATGAATGGCACAGAGAACGCATACTTACAGAGTATTGCCAGCAAAGGTTGATAGAATGAGTGATGGCAGTGAGAGATCAGCACCAAGACCTAGAAGTGTTGATGCAAATACATTTGCAAGCAATTGGGAATTGACGTTTGGAAGGAAAGAAAAACCGGGTGTTAACACACCACCCCCTCCTTTAGAAATACACGAATTAGATATGGTCACTGACCCTATCAAAAGTATTTTTAGAGATATACTAAAATGGAGGGTAGACCCTGACGGGCATTACTATGGTATCAGCATTGATTATATTATGGATCAAATTAAATTATTAAACACAGGCAATGTGGCAGCCATAGCAAGTGATGACAAGGATTTTGAACTCATGTACGAGAAAAAAGGAAAACGGTACGATCCAATTTTACAAAGTTTTATACAGGGCTCTGGCGGCAGATTAAGCACCTGGGCTCGAGAAGAAGCCACATCAACACCGGTGGTGATACGTGGGATTACTAGAAAGAACCAAATGCTTGAATGCCGCGACACCGGCAGAACTTTTTATTACATTGACACTGGATATTTTGGCAACGGCAAGAGAAAAACCTATCACAGAATTACCAAAAATGATGTACAATGGTTTGGTGATATTGTAGAACGTCCTGGAGATAGATTTGTTGCTACCGGGGTGCAATTAAAAAAATTCAGAAGAGGAACTAGCATACTATTGGCGCCGCCTAGCCAAAAACTATTAAATCTATACAACATTGTGTTAGAAGATTGGTTAGAACAAACACAAGCAGAAATACGACAATATACTGATCGTCCTATTATAGTGCGCACCAAACAAAGTCGTACAGCTAGACTTAGTTATGACACAATGGAAATGGCCCTGGATCGTGATGTACATTGCTTGGTGACATTCTCAAGTATTGCTGCCACAGAAGCATTGCTACTAGGCAAACCGGCAATCACCCTGGGACCAAATGCCGCCGCGCCGTTGTGCCGACATCAAGTCTCTGATATTGAAAATCTGTACTTTCCAACTATGGATGAAGTAGATGCATGGGCGCGGCATCTTGCATATTGTCAGTTTACTGAAGCTGAAATGCGGGATGGAACAGCATGGCAGATCTTAAATGACCATTGATGTAGTTGTATATGTTAGTAGCGTGGCCAATCCTCAGAGGCATCCTAGGAAAATTGCATGCTTAGAAAGCTTTGCCGCGGGAGTTACTAAAACAGGGCACCGCGTTCATGTTGAATGGGATTTCAAATACCAACCTGCACCATTGGCAGTGATACTAGGATGGACAACAGCAAGTACTGGTGGACCAAACATTGCGTTACGAAAACAAATTATTGCCGAGCAACAACGCCACAAATTCAAGACCATGTGCATTGATGCTAGTTGTTGGAAATATATTGATGACTCCAGCACTTACTTAAGATACAGTTTAGGTGGACCGTTTTATGATCGTGCAGAATACGCAAACAACGCCAGTGGCCCAGAAAAGTGGCAAGAAATAAGTCAACAATTATCTTTACAGCTAAATCCGCCCAGGGTTAATGATGGGCACATACTGATATGTATGCAACGTGATGGCGGATTCTCAATGAAGTCATTGAATCCAATTGCGTGGCTGGATGCAAAAATCAAAGAAATAAGACTGCACACCACAAGAGCAATTGTTGTACGCCCACATCCAGGTTCTTATACAATGCTGGACTTTGACAAATTTACATCACCAAAGTATAAAGCAAAATGGAACGTGTCAGTTATAGATCCCAAGCACAGTAAACTAACTGACAACCTGGTAGGATCACACTCTGTGGTGTTGTTTAATAGTTCAGCAAGTGTGGCAGCAGTGTGTGCCGGCATCCCTGTGTTTGCCGATGATTCAAGTTGTGTAAGTTGGGAAGTGGCAAATAAAAATGTAGCTAGTATTGAATCGCCAATGATATTTGATCGTCAGCAATGGATTCAAGACTTGGCTGCCGCACACTGGAGTGACCAAGACGCCCGTGCAGGCAAAATATATCAAAAGTTTTTGCCTTACTTGACCTGACGTTTTACAACAACAACATCGTAGTTATGGCCTTTGACATTGGGCCATTTTGATGTTTTATCTACCACTTGTATATTTTCCCACACAATATCAACATCCATAATACTTTGTATTTTGTTGCGCCACCACTCTGGTAATTCAACTATAAGATGTGCATTACGTCCGTCGGACAACGATTTTTTTGCTGGATAACAGGCAATCCTAAAAAAACCACAACGTTGCATTTTTTCACTAATGGTGCGTAATGTAGCATCAAGATAATCGGGCTCGATGTGTTCTATAGCATCTGTACTGACCACAGTATCTATTGGATGAGTTGGCAAATGTTGGAAGTTTGGATTGCCGGGATCGTATCCGGTAACTTCAATGTTGGGATGTAGTTCTTTGATTGTGGCAATTAGTCCTCCTTGACCGCACCCAAAGTCTAACACACCGGTAGGCTGATATTTTTCAATAAAGTCTTTGACAAGCGGATAGGCGGTATGTCCGTTATTAAACTTGCCTGCTTGATGCAGGTATGCAAGTTGGTCTTTGTAATCTTTATCTATTAGGCTCATATCCATCCCATAATCCAATCATCTTTAACTTGGGCTAGCTTGTGCATGCCAAATGATTCCAACAGGCCAATGGCCGCAAATTGTCCATACTGCTTTGAATACATGTCGTGTGGCTTCTGTTCCACAACCACAACAGGACGCCATTGTCGAATAGTCTGCTCTGCGCCTTGTATCACGCGATACTCAAATCCTTCACAGTCCATTTTGATGTAGTCCACATTATCAATGTGTAAGTTGTCCAGTTTGACCACAGTGGTATCACCCGACCCAATACTGGCGGGATCTATGTGAGTGTGTCCAGTATTGCCTTCAGTTATGGTCATTTGTGCAGTGGTGTCTTGATCACCCAAGGCCACAGGCATAATAACAAAGTTCTTGCCTGCAACATTCTTTTGCAAACAATCTCTAAACAGCGGCACTGGCTCAAACGCAAACACACGCTCAAACTTTGACACAAGTGACCGACTCCATAACCCCACATTGGCACCAATATCTATACCAGTTCTGAACTGGGTGACATAGGCCAAACTCTTGTTGCGTACCTGATACTGATATTCAGCAGGGCCGCCTTTGCTGATGCTCTTGTTGAGCATTTGTGGGAAGTGTGTTTCCGTATCCGGAAACCACCATCCGTGGCTTTCATACATTGTAAGTCTCCTTGAGTATGCGTGTGGCAACTCCGTTTGTTAACTCGTCATTATGGAATTGCCCATAAGCAAGATGATGCGCCCAAGCATGTACTTGATCTTGGTCAGCATATGTGGGTGTGTCTATCCGGGTCAAGTCTGTGTTGGCCACCGGCCTGGCTGCGTTGCAAGGTGCTAGAACAAACGCTGGCACGCCGGCTAGTATGCTCTCAGTGGCGGCAATTGAGTTGAATGTGACCACGGCATGCACATCGTCTAGCGCAGACTCTAAATTATTTTTAACTCTGGCACGACGATCAGGATTGCGTTGACGTATTTCTACAAGACGATCAGTGTGTAGTTTTATAGTAGCAACAGTTTCGGCAATCCATTGTTCCAGATCAACACCGTAGAATATGCAAGGCTTGGCGTCCGGAGCCGCAATTAATATTTTGCTACCAGTGCGGCGCCATGATTGTATTTTAATTCCTAACCGCTCCCATCGATCAGCAGGACGTGACACAATTTTATCGTGTTGTAAGTCATTGAGCACAATACGATGATAGTATTTCCATCCGTTGGGATTGTCAGCACTTACACGATTCCCCACATAACCTGAATCCATGTAAAAAAATGCCCGTTTATCCTGCCAGCATTGCTTGATGATCTTGTGTTTCATAATGCCACGAATAACCAATGGGGCAACACTATCTTTGTAGTGCCATGTTTCCAATTCTGTTGGCACAGCACCCGATCCGCAAGCAAACATTTCTATGTACTTGTCAGAGTTTTTCTTGTCAAGAAATACCCAGTTCATTGCCAATATGCTTCTGTTCTTGGAACTTTGAGATCAACCCGTTTACTACGACCGAGATCTTTTCTTGCACCTTTGAGATGATCCAAGTATGCTCCCCATTCACTGTTGATTAAGGGATGGCCTTCGCCTGTGATCAAGTGACTTGACCAATCTAATTCTTGCAACGGCAAATGTTTTTTTACTGCGTCAAACACAAAACTATCATGCCATTCATCCAAGGTAAAAATACCTTGTTCAGCTTGATCATAATATTTTTGAAATTGCGTTAAGAAATCTTGTGTGCGATGGCTTTGAAGATTCATTGCGTACAACCCACATTCAGTATACTTGTGGCCACGCCCCAAGAAGCACAGATCTTTGTTGTCAGGACATAGCCGTTCTAAATCTGTTGTGTTAACAGGGCTGTGACATATGGTATCTGCATCCATCCAAATCAACCACTGTGTTTGTGCATTTTTTGCACAGTGGAAAATAGCATAAACCTTGTGTGCAAAACGAACAGCGTCCCATTTAAATCCTTTGCCGGCATCTTTTCGAAGTCGGCGAACAGGGTCATGGGATACATCTCCATTGGCCTTAGGCACTCCCCGCCAGCGAGTTTTGAATGCTACTAGTTCTGGTACCAGTGCTTCAAGGTCAACAACTTTGAGATTGCTGCCAGTTTCGGCAACTGCACATCCTTCAGCATAGACCTGTAACTCAACTTGTTTTGGCCAATTTTGCATGAATGTTGATATCATTTGTTGTCCGTACTTTTTGTAACCCTGAGAATTGAAAGTGGTGACCACTGTGAATTTGTTTGTTGTCATTTTTTATATGTAAGTAACTGATATTTACTATGATTTTTTCACTCTACAATAAATTTGGAGCACTGAATAGCCGACCGGTATTTGATGCCATAGCACACGGGTTGCAACGTCACGGACACAATGTTGTGTATCATGATGACTCTGCCGATGTTGCTGTAATTTGGAGCCAGCTTTGGTCTGGGAGAATGCAGCCAAACAAAGCAGTTTGGGATTTGTATAAAACATCAAATCGCCCGGTACTAGTTGCTGAAGTTGGGGCAATACAACGTGATGTAACCTGGCGTGTCATGCTTGATGGCAAAAATCAATTTATAACAACTGGGCACACTGGCACAAGGAGTCAACAACTAGGTATACAATTGTTGCCATGGCATGGTCAGGGCGATGAAATTTTAATAGCACTACAACACGAAGCAAGTAATCAATGGGCCCAACAGCCGCCCATGGTCAAATGGCTTGAACAAACTGTGCATACATTACGCCAGTGCACTGATCGTCCTATTGTAATCCGCCCTCATCCTAGGTGTCGTATTGCCAATATTCCTTATGGTTGTACGTTGCAAACACCGTCACCGGTGTCTAATAGCTACGATGATTTTAATATTAATGCCGCTGTGCAAAAATCCTGGGCTGTGGTAAATTGGAATAGCAACCCAGCTGTGTCTGCAATATTAGCCGGGACTCCGGCGTTTGTTGGGAATTCCAGTATTGCGGCCGCAGTTGGAAATTTAAACTTTGACAATATTGAAAATCCAACACGACCAGATCGAGAACAATGGGTCAACGACCTAGCATGGAATGAGTGGAAAATTGAAGAGTTGTACAGTGGTGCAGGACTAGAATCACTGTTATTCTTGACTCATAGAGCGTAGTGCTTTGTTGATCCAAGGCAGCACCAAATCTCGCTGTCGTAGATATCCAAATTTAGTAACGCTGGCCACAGCCGATGCCGGTAATAACCCGCGATCAGCTAAATCATACCATCTAGTTGTTTTGGGATCCATGGGAGCATGATCACTTTTGTACACTACTGCATGCAGCCAGGGTTCGCCGGGCTCTTTGAGAAAGAAGCCAGCGTCACAGTCAAATCCACTAACTGCCAACGCATGTATTAAACTAACCATGGTCCAATTATAGTAATGTCCATCTGGTTGGTCAAATGCCTGTAAATTAAATTCCATGTTAGTTGTTTGTGGAACTACAATGGCCAACATCCCACCGTCGCTGATTGCGTGCCACCAATTGGACAAGGTGTTTAATGGGTTTACAGCATATTGGAATGCATCGTGTGACCAGACAACATCAAATTTTGTTTTATGTGTTCTCAATGGATCTTCAAAGTCTTGAGATAGGAATTGTGTATTTCGATAATTTTTTGTTATAGGGCAAGCACTGGCAATGTCTATCCCGGTGCATTTGATGTTTAAGGGTTCGTTGCTTTCGTCTCGAAAAGTTCGAGTAGCCCACCATTCAAGGTCTAGGCCTTGGCCGCAGCCAATATCGGCCATGGTGGCTATGCTCATCATAAAATCATCGTATTCATACAATGCATCTAATGTGCGCAAACTATGTGCGTGACTTTCCTCGGGTGTTTTAAATATCATACCTGTATATCTTCCATGCCGGCTGTTCTTAGTCTAACTATGTGACCCATTTGCCACTGTTTGGTATCAAGACCTTTCATAATACCCAACCAACGATTGCGTAATAGAGCCACTTCGTTGATGATAGTCTCAAAATCGATGACCTCATCCTCACCATCCACGTACTTTTCAGCGTCTCTGCTAGTCAAAGCGCGAGCATAGCCTTCTAAGTATTTTTGGAAATGGCGTCTACGGATTTTACGCAACTGTATGTTGAGAAAATTAAGCACCGCTTCAATCTCTTGTAGTTGATTAAAGCGATGTTCTGTGATCCCAGGTAACGCTGTGATATTTTTTTCTACCAATCCACCTATGCGACATTCCAACTTGGCGGAGTCTAACTCTCGCTCATAGTGAGCAATAAAGTCAGGAATAGCGCCAAGATCGGCAACTACACGGCTATACCACATTAATCTTCCCAGTCTTCGTCTTTGAAGTCTTCAAAGTCTTCGTCCTCTTCTGCGTCCTCTTCTTCGACATAGTCTTTGTCGTTGTCAAGGTATGCAGTT